TTCTGGCGTAACGTCAATGATATTTTTGGCTTCTCCAATTTTACCTTCAAGTTCGGATAACCGTTTCTCAAGTTGTTCACGACTCATACCCTCCAATCCAACATGGGTTACTTCTTTTTTATCTACAAAAAATCCTGCCATTTGTCCACTACGATACTCTGCATTAACAGCTACAGAAAATTGTTTTTTATCTTCTGCTTTTTTACTTAGTGTCTCAAATCTTTTATATTTCTTAAGCTTGTCCCCTTCATGTTTTTTTAATTCCTTGTTATATTTCATTTCCATATAACGCACTACATGAGGATTTTTATTTGGATCAGTTAATCTACTTGCAATTTCTGTCGGTCCTTCTTTTTTAATAGATTGGTAACCAGCCCGAGTGGCTGCTTCGGTTTTGGAGATCTCCCCCCAATTACTAACGTATATATCTACAAAGGCCTTTTGCTTCAATGTGAGCTCAGATGTTGATTTCAAAGTATTTTTTCTTTTAGTCATCTTGACCTGTTATATCATAAATTTTTTCCTAATACTCTTTCTTACAAACTTTTTTATTTTTATTTTTTAGCAGAAAATGGCCTCAAGCAGTGTATTTTCCTAGAACTACTAGGAATTTTCCTAGTGTTTTCCTAGTGTGTTTTGCTCTAGAAGTGTTGTGTTTCAATGTTTTTCCTAGTTTCCTAGAAAAAAACCCTTACAAACTTTTTTTTATTTTTTTTTTTCTAAGGAAGTGTACTAGGAACCAAGGCCCGTGAGCCGTGGTTATTGTGTCATTGTCCTATATAAAAGATTGACGTATCTCGGCTCAAGGTTTAAAGTTATCTTGAGTTATGTTTTTATCATTTACATTCCTCATTTGTTAGTTAGCTTGAGCTCACGTTTTTAGAATTTCCTTTCTGGTGAGCTCAAGTTTTTTTCCTGCAGTTTGGTGATTGCTCCCTGGACTGCAGGTTACACTTCGATTTCTAAATCTTTTTTAAAATTATCTACATAAACATTGTCAGCGTCCATTATTTGTCTACGCTTATTCTCAACATTACGTCTCAATTCTTTTCTCGTATCAAGATCTGTTTCACCCTTAAGTCTTTGAAATAACTTATTATATTCGTGCCATAAAAAATGTTTTCTTTTAAATTTTATGTCCCCACTTCTTAATGCTTTAGAATATCTATACCTTACATTGTCTGGTTCCCATCCTGCCCACCAACAAATCTGTTCAAAGTCTTTTGATCTTGCAATCCAATAATGAGCATCACACTTAGCTAAACTAGCCTTACGATCTGCATTAACAGCTCTAGTATCTTCAAACGCATTTAAGATTACATGCCTCCATAACTTTTGTTCGTTACAAACGTGATTTTCTGCAACGATATCAGAAGTTATTTTAATGCCCATAAGTTTTAATAAGTCTACTGAGTAGAGCACGATAATGGCCTTTCGATTTTTTAAAATTTAATCGAGTGGCGACCTCAAAGTGTTCATGTACATCATCAAGTAAATTTGTGATGGCTGCGCCTTCTAAGTTTTCTTCTTCAATATGCTCAGAGATATCTCTGAAATCTAATTGGGCCTCTGCTTTAGTATAATTATCAGCCATCATTCGTGGCATCCTGTCTACTAAAATCTTTAAATTGTATGACGTTATCTTTGTATTTAATTCTCTTTTTCTTTTTTAATTTTTTATGAAGTCTATCGGCTTTATGTAAAAAGTATAAATCATTGGAGTCTTCTAAAAATCTTCCATCTAAATTAACATAACCATAATTAACACCATGCATTAACGCAAAAATCACACTTTGTAATTTTTTAAATTCTTTCTCAGGAAAATAGTTTGCTGCATAAACTAAAACCTTAGTTAAATCAGTGATACCATCCATTTTGTTTGCCATTAATATAATCCCACGCTACTTTAAATAATAATACTTGTTCTGCTTCTGATGATGAGCCGTTGACCGTGGTGCCTGATCCATTGCAAATGATACAAGATACAAACGATCTGTTTGAAGTCATAATATGACCCGTTCCTTTACAGTCGGTACATATCTTGTGGTTGCGTAATAGTTTAGTCATATAAAAATTTTTGCTTTGTTGCAAGTCCTTATTATAAACTAATCAGTGTCGTGGGTACAAGGGAGGTAGAAAATTATTTCTTACGTCTAAGGTATCTTTTTAAAATATAATTAATTAAGTCTAATGCTTTAGAAGATTGTTGGTATCTTAAGAACATCATTCTCCATGTAGGTCTTATCTTCATTCTATGTCTAACAAATTTATCTCTTTCACGTGCTAACTGTTCTCTCTTCTCAAAAGCTTTCCATCTTTTACCTAGAGGGTTGCAGTTTTCCCATTGGTCCACTGCAACAGAATTAACATCTAACCATTTACCATGGCGTTTCATTGCGTTTACTTTTAATAAATTAATTTTCATTAGTTTAATTTATTAGTATTTTTTGCATCACACAATTCTAAAAATTCATCTGGGTCCATATACTCTAATTTATGTTCTTCTTCCTTTTTAACATTTTTCAAAGTAGGAGATAAATTTTTTATACCAAATAACTCATCTGCACCTGTCTGAAGTATTTGTCTCATGATACTTGGATGTTTCATTTTACGCTGTGCCTTAGCTATAATTTGACCTACTCTTGCTCTACTTACATTAAATTTTTTTGCTATCTCTTCTCCACTATGCTCAACACCGTAATCAAAACCAAATTTCATTTTAAGCATAGCAGCTTCTCTAGGTTCAAGACCCATCTCAATAGCATAACGTATTCTATTTTTAGCTTGTTGCTCCATAAGTTTTTGTTCTTGGTTTTTTGTTGGATTAATAATTTTTTTAAGTTCTTGTTCTTTGACTTTAATTTCAAAAGATCTTTTGTTAAAGCCTTGTATCTGTCTTGAGGTAAAACAATCTTCTAAAGTTACATTAAGAACTTCTAACATTTGACGGCAGGCTGTAACCATTACACCGTTTTCAGTAAAAGGTTTTACCTTACCTGCTATTAGTTCTGTTAATTGTTGATAAGCAATTTTGTGTGAATGACAAAAACTCCTGACACTAACAAATCCACTGTCTTCAATTAATTTTAATATTCGTTCGTTTCTTATTGTTATCTTAACTCTATAGTCTTTAATCATTTTTATACCTTTAAGTTGATTTGCAGAAATATTACCAAATTGGAATACCCCTGCAATAACTTTTTTTATAGGACTATCCCATATTATTTTCCAATAAACTCTCTCCTACTGGCATCTCTCATCTTCAAGAATTTAAATTTTGCTATCTTTAACATCCTGTCAAATAAAGGTTCTGCTTTAAATGTTTTGACAACATTCATTATCTTACCATTCACTATAAATGTAATTGTATTATCTGCATGATCTAACTCTATAGTAAACAATTCTTTAGCTTTGATTCTAGTGTCAACTCTTTTTAGATCTTTCTCTGTCATCATTACCATCTCCATTTAATAATTTTTTTCTAAAATTTTCAACAGGTACTTTGTTTTTTTTAGCCTGGTGTTCTATGTAATCGTTCAATAGTTTCGAGACCATAGCTCCAGGTGCCCTAAACTTAGATTTACAAAGTGCTTTTAATATTTTGTAATCTTTAGAAGCAATTGCTACTGACTTCCATTTATTAATGTCCATCTTTGACCTCCATATCAGATGTGAGTACTAAAGGTTCAGTTGTTTCTGTAATACCTAAAGCATCCTTGAGTCTTTTATTTTCTTGTTTTAATTTATCTATATTCTCTTGAAGCATTTTAAAGCTACTCATTAATTTACTAAATGCATTTTGCATTCTAAGTAAAGAATTTAATTCTCCTTCTGGCTTTTGGCCTAAAGGTAATAAGTTATCTCTGGTCATTTTGTCTCCTCATATTGTTGTTTTGTTTTTATTATGCTATCTTAGTTATATGGGATATTTTTAAAAGTCAATGACAAAATTTGTTTTATTAATGTTAGTTTGTAGTGGTATTCCAGGGAATGATTGCAAACCAATTCCAACCCCTATTACAGAATTTAATACTTATCATGAGTGTATTTATTTTGGTTATGACTATTCTAGTATTTTATTGAAAGAAATGACCTCAGATTCAGTAGATAAATATCAAATGTACACCAAATTTGATTGCAAAAAAAATCAGATTATTTGACAAACACCATAAAATAAGTAGTTACATCTTATGGTTTATAAATTTATATTATTAACATCCTTTTGTTTAACTTACCCAAGTGGGGAGACAAAGTGTGGACAATACCTTAGAGATGATCTCATAGATGCTCAGAAATGCCGATCTATGGCTAGAGCTATAGGCACAGCTCAAAAACGTAAGATCGAAGGATTAGGGGGCTCTATGGCCTCTTACAGTGTATTTTGTTATGCTATTGACAGTGAGGGCATGGATATTGACCAAAGCTTTGAAATATCTTATAATATCTTATGACAGCTTATCGTATCAGAGCAAACATGGGAGGACTGCATACAGACCAAGTAGTTGAAGCAGCCGATTGTCAAGAAGCGATATTAAAATTGTCAGAAAAAGTGGAGGACGGTACTGCCGAAGTCGTTAATGATGGCTTTACTGGTAATAAAAGAATCCACATAACATACGAGGAGATCGTTAATGTTAAGTAAAGAAAAATTGGAGTTGCTTAAAAAACTTCAACACAAAGAACATACTTGGTCAGCCAGTCTAATGACTAATGGTGGTTGTACTATTGACATGTTGTCAACTGAGAGTGAAATTAAATCTCTTAGAAATCAACTTAAGTATCAAGATGTTCAAGAAAATTTAGCTGCAGCAGGCTAATTTTTTTTAAGTTTTAAAAAACTAAACTTTTTTCCTAGGGATTCTTTCGGCTTAATAAACTCATAATGGTTTATAATTTTTAATAGCTTTGGTCTTTTAACTGTACTGTAAGGTAAAAATAATTTTGCTAAATACAATGCTTTTTGATGTGAGCATCTCCATCTCCACTGATCTACTTTACCTAATGAACCTTTACCTATACCCTTAAAATGAATACTACCCACTCCAACGATGTCATAAAAATTTTTAATACAATTTAAATCTGTCATCGCAACTTCCATCGCAACATTCCATTTTAAATAAACCTTACCATTTGGTTTATTACATTTATATTGTGCATAATTAATGTTACCTTCACCATCAAACAATCCTGCTGCATAAGCTATTAAGTCTCTGTTATCATGAGGAAAATTTCTATTTAGCATCTCCCCAACTCTTTCCAAGTCCAACATCAACTACTGAAGGTACTTTAAATTCAATGGAGTCTTCCATAATAGTTTTAACAGTTTGAGCATGAGCATCATCCTTTATATTAAAACAAAGTTCATCATGTATCTGTAGCATTGGTAAGTGTCCTGCATTATAACAATCTAACATTGCTTGTTTTGTTTGATCAGCTGAGGACCCTTGTATTAATCTGTTTAAAGCCTTGTAAGTATAGGCCCTTTTAATATTATCTTTACCATACTTAGCTACTGCATTATCAAATGTTTCAGCTTGGTGTAATCCAAAGTCTCTTGTTTCCCATTTATCAAACCTACACTTCCTACCTTTTTTAGTTCTAATTACACCCTTCTCATCTGCTGCTAACTTACATCTGTCAGATAGTTTTCTAATAAAAGGTACCTTCTTATTATATTTTGTAATTAATTCATCAGCTTCATCCTTAGTAACACCTAATGATAATGCTAATTTATTCTTACCCATTCCATACATGATACCAAGGCCAATAGTCTTAGCTTGAGTTCTTTCAATACCTACAAGATCTGCAACTGTTTGATGAAAATCTGCACTGTTATCTTTGTATGCTTCAACTAATTCTTGAGATCCTGCATATCCATTCTCTCCAATAGATGCTGCATAATGTACAGTCATTCTAGGTTCTTGTTGAGAGTAATCAAATGAGCCCCATTGATGGCCTTCTTCAGGTAAAAATAATGATCTAATCTTGGGACCAAGATCTTTATTTCTGGCAGGTACTTGTTGTAAGTTTGGGTTACTCATTGATAGTCTACCCGATACTGTGCCCCCTAAATCTGATCTAAGTTGTTGTATCTCTCCATGGATTCTACCTTTGACTTGGTATCGAAGTATTGATGATAAGAACGTACTATGAAATTTATTTACCTCTCTGGCTTGCACAACTAACTGCGCTAGTTTATGTTTATTATTTATTAACCAATTTTGTGTAAAGGAAGGCTCTTTTGTTTTTTCAGTTCTTGGATAGTCTAATTTCATTTTGTCAAAAGCTTTGGCGATCTGGCGTGATGCCCAAATGTCTACTTCTATTCCTGATTCTTTTTTTATGGCCGCCAATATTTCTTTTTCTTGGAGCATCATTTCTGTTCGTAATTGTTCAGCTGATTCCACTTGGACTCTCACTCCTCGTTGACGCATTTTTATTAAGACAGGAATTAATTGTTGTTCTAGATCCCACACAGTTTCTAAACTCTGTGTTCTTATCTCTTGTTTAAATCTTTGCCATAACTTTAATGTTAACACTGCATCTTGCTCTGCATAATAACCAACATGTTCTGCAGGTAACTTCCACATCTCTGCTTTAGGATCTATACCATGAGCTGCTGCAGCTTCTCTTAATTCTGTTTCTGCTTTTATCTCACCCAGGTAATCAACTGATAATGCATTCAATGAATAAGAAAATCTATTCTCATCTATTAATGCTGCGGCTATCATTGTATCTACTATTTGTCCGTTGACCGTGATCCCTGATGCTTCAAGCCATCCTACATCGTACTGAGCATTATGAAATACTTTAGTACAAGGTAAGCTACAAACTTTTTTCATGTATGCTTTTACTTGTTCAGGTATCATATTACCACCACCTAAATGACCAAACGGAAAGTATCCTTGCCATCCATCAACGGCTACTGCAAACCCTACAATCTCTCCTTTACCTAAAGCCCAACCAGCTCCAAGTTTTTGATTAATACCATCATCACGTGTTTCTAAGTCAATTGCTATTTCAGTTGCAGAAGATAAATCCTTATACTCACTTGGTGTATTCCACATGGACTTCTTAAAAGTTAAAGTAAGTTGTAGTCCGTTCATTTTTTATCCTCATCAATAGGTATACCATCTTCATCTAAATTTTTTAATTGATAATCATAACTACCTTTTTCATGTTCATCTGTAATCCATTTAGAAGAATTTTCTACTGAATATATTTTATTACTAACTAATCTATTAATTAAGTTTTTAGATGGATCAACACCCATAGAAGCATCAAACATTTTAAGTCTATTGTTAGGTTGAATAGCAAAGTTACCATCCTCTAATTCAAGAACATGACCACACTTATGTTGGTCTGGTTTCTCAGCATAACCAAAGTTAAGTTCATTAAAATCACCAGAACACCAATCAATTGTAAACAAATATTTACCTTTTCTTAATACCTTTCTTCTTGATGTATATTGCATAGTAGCACCAGCTAATTCATAAAAAGTTGTAACACTTACGTTGTAGCTAAAACTATCCCACATAACCAATTCATCTAACGGTAATTCTTTTACTCCTGGTTTAGTACAGAAAGCTGATATGGGGGCTCTCCACCATAGACCACCATCTTCCATTAAGAAATGAAACATAGGTACCCTGTTAGGTATTGAGCTAAATCCAAATACACCTACTTCAAAATATTTATCGTGTGAATCTTTTTGATCCCTTAAGAAATTACCTCTTACATAACATTCTATGACAGGTATATTTGCATTTAAGTAAGCCATTATTTTCTCTCCTCTTTAATTTTCTCTATTTCTAATTCACAATAATGAATTACTTTTTCTAAGTCTTGTATTGGTGTGCCCTTAAATAAATATCTACAAACATATTTCACAACACATCCTTGAAAGAATGATAATTTATTTTTAGAAATAAATGTATAAGGTTGTATAGGAAGCTCTTTGTAATGAGATCCTCCAATTTGTTTATCATGGGGAAAGGCATCTTCTAACATACTTTTATTTGTCATTTTTCTCCTGTACATATATTAAATAGTCTGAACCAATTGGGTAGTTAAACTTATAGTCTGTTCTTAATAAATGTAAAGTTTTTCTTGCTCTTGTTGCACCGGTGTACCAAACTT